GGCGGCTACCGGGTTTACTCCGAGTACCTACAAGTGGCAATATTACGATTCCGGCTGGACTGACCTTGCCAATGATTCAGGAAAGGTGGCTGGCGTTGCTACTTCAGAATTGACAATCTACTACAATGCGACTCCATGGGGAACAGCGCGGTACTTGCGCGTTCGGTGCCTTGCTGATTCTGAAGTGTATCAAGAGGTTACGCTTACCAAGATATACGACGGAGTAGACGGTACGTCAATCTCACTCAAGGGTTCGGTAGCCGAACCTGCTGACCTTGCGGATATCGTCTCTCCCGATGTGGGAGACTTGTATACCTGTCTCGCGGGAGGAACCTACGGAGGAGTCACCTACGCGGCGGGCGACGGTGCGGCATGGGATGGTACGGCCTGGTTCAACGCGGGACCGATCCAGGGTCCGGCGGGAACCAATGGAGCGTCGTCATACCTTCATATCAAGTTTTCTGCTTACTCGGATGGCACCGACTTCGGCAACACGACGGACGTATACATCGGGCGAGCGGTTACAACCTCGGCGACGGCACCGACTGACAAGGGAGATTATACGTGGACGAAGTGGATTGGCGATGATGCGACAAGTTACACGCTGTCACTCAACGCCGACTCTCTCAAGCAATCAGTTGCGGGCGCGTTCACTCCCGCGACGGTGACAGCTTCGCTCCAATCGCAGACAGGGACCGGAATCCCTGCGGCGTATTCTGGACGGTTCATCATTGCCGAGTACGACGGATCATCGTGGAGTGACGAGTACACGTCAAGCGGGAACGAGTCAAGCAAGGAATACACTCCATCGGATGCGAGCGTCCAGATTATCAGAGTCCGCGCATACCTCGCCGGTGGAACCACTACACTCATCGGTGAAAAGCAATGCGTCATAGTCCAGGACGGAAGTGACGCGGGGAAGAACCTCGGGCGATATCACGACAGTCACCCGTCATCGTACAATGACCGTGACCGATGGCTTGTCTATGCTGATCCTGTCACCTATACGATTCAGCCAGGGGTGTGGTACTCCGACCTCGGGACTCCGACGCGAGTGACAATAGCATCGGATGTTGATGTTAGGTGTTTCATGGCTGAATTCATCTCAGATGTTGCATGGGCTGAGGCCCAGGGTACGTATGGATCCGCTAGTGATTATGATGTCGAGACGTTATTCCAAGCAATAGCCGCTGTCGAAGCATTTTTCGGTGCTCTGTTTACGAATGAATTATCAATCACACAGGGTGGATCGATTCATTCTAGTAATTTCTCAACTGGAGTATCGGGATGGAGCCTCGAAGAAGAAACGGCTGAATTCAATGATGTCATTGTACGGGGTCTCCTTGATGCAGTTGAAATTAGAACAGGTTCGGCCATTTTCTCATCTGACGGATGTATCGCATTAAAGGGTGATACTGATGCGATCGTCTTTGGGGAAGGCTTATGTATTAGTTCTTACGACCAGAGAGGCAACTTCCAAACTGGTGACATGCTATATTGTGTCGGGCATTTCTACGATGATGAATACATCACTGGGCAAGGGATAGCCTCAGTCATGAAGTATGCCTCAGCATTAAATACATGGGCAGCGTATCCATACATTGTTGAGAATAATGCGATCAATGCGACCAATGTCTATATCGCCAAGGCTGCTTATTCAGCAACGACTAGATACTCTCGGGTCTCAATTGATGCAATGGCATCCTGGAGCGAATGCGAGTTTTACACTGAGTATGGAGCGAATGCCGTCTCAATAAGAGCATACGCATCGGCAAGTGACAAGTATATTGATGCGTATAATTGCTACATCAAAGCTAATGAACTTTTCTCGGCTCATGCTCGTTCGCTCGGAACTAATACCTATAAATGGGTAAATGGATATTTCTCAGGAGATCTCTATTGTGCAGGGATTACTGCAACTGGGAACATCAGCACGGCACGTATATGGGCCGGAATCGTCTCAACGGCATCTATGTCTCGTACTATAACATCATTTGCAAACTGGTTTTCGCCTGCTGCCAAAGAAGTTGGAGAAATCTACTACAATGATGGAGTCTATGCCGGTAGTGTTTTCTACAGTATGGATGACACTCTCAATATAATTCATAAGTGCGGTGATGCAGGTTACATCGGAAAAAGCGGAACTGTCATCAAGTGCAAAGCAGCAAGAAGTGGGTATGAGATGAAGTTCACCGCGGTTCGTTATGTTTAGGAGGCTATATGAAACTCTCTCTTGTTGATCGACTACTGAAAACAGGTGCTATTGACTATCTCGACAACCTCAAGGTTCGCGGACCAATCCGGGCCTCGATCGCTCATCTCGTCGATGGTTTACATAAAGAAGTTATTCTCATTCGAACAGAATTAGCCCGGCTTGTTAAAGAATACGAGATAAAGGGAGATAAGCTTGCACCGAATGATCCTATCTCAAGAGAAGTAATTCTTGCATTCTCTACCTTCCTGGAAGGCAATGCAGATATAAAGGTTGAGGCTCTATTTGGAGAAGCAGAAATGGCTGAGTTCGAGATGTCAGCTGCTCAAGAAAGGGCTATTCGTGATGCCGGTCTCGTCAAAACAAAAAGCACGAAAACACAAAGAATGGCACGTAAAAACACGTAAATTATCATTTTGTGTGAGTGTTTTTCTCAAACTGCGTGGGGTGTTACAATATGGCGAGGTGGTAGCAGAGATAGTAGAGATGCTTGATTCGGATATCGATATCAAGGTTCCAGTGTTATTTACCGAGGCCGAGGCGATGGAATACGACATGACGCCGGCGCAGGAGCGGTGCCTGATCGCGGCAGGCATCATTGACAACGGCGATAAGCCATGCAAAAATACCAAAGAGGAGAAAACGACATGACAGTAAAACTGTACCGATTCTTCGACGCGATCCCATTACTTCTCGAACTCAAGAATCCTCAACGATGGTCGTGGATCATGCGGGCCATTTTCAATGATGAGAAGATGAATAAAGCTTCCGTGTTCGGCATGAGCGCCGAAGATCTCAAGAATCCCGACAACCGGCTCGATCAGGCATTCGCCTTTGAATCAAAAGTGAGCGACCGGCGATGGGGACTCTACGCATATCTCCGCCGTCTCTGTCTCGTCGCAATGCTCACTCACTACAAAGACGCGCATGATATCCACGACTATGATGCGAGACTCGAACAGGAAATGAGATACCTAATCGACGAGGAAGAATCGTATCCCGAGGTTGCCGAGTATCTCACCGTTCAGGATGTTGTCGAGGATTCGTTCTGGGATGAATGAATGAAAACGAAGCCAACGAAACTCTTAGGATATATCTTCGCAATTCTCACGGCGACGATCCTATTGATCCATACGTTCGTACTTCTTTCTCATGGAACTATCGCGAGTTGGAAAACGCCGATATTTGCTTTCTATGTCGTCGCCTTCATGATCTCCGCTTACACGAATAGGATCGTCGCCTTATATATCCAGGCCGTGTTGATTTATTCTATCGCGATTGTATCGGCATGGTCAGATTACAACTCGTCGGCATTTATGATTATTCTCATATCGCTTTCCGCCTCGCTTCTTTTCGCCGCGGGGTTCTATTCGACCTACGCATGGCCGAAGGTAGGAATTCTCGCAGCGGTGAATATGCTAATACTCATATTCGGCCCGCTATTCGGCAATGAACACGGAGTCATCATCGCAATAGAATGGACGGTATTCATCACCGCATATTGTCTCATCCTCCGCGTTTTGTTCTCGGACGAGATAGACAGACTCAATGAAATTGAAACGAAGGTCGAGGAAAAGTATTCACGCTTACTCGGTGAGGCTACGGATATTGCTCGCGAGGCTCTGGATATCCTCCATGGCCTAAAGGATAAGGTGGACCGTGGATGAAAAAATATTGTCCGAGAAGGTTGTCCGACTTGAAGAAAAGTACGATACACTCGTCCGCGATATCGCCGAGGTAGCGAAAAGAATGGATATCGTAGAGGAACGGTGTCACCGTGACGACCTTGAAAAGCAGACACTCGAAACCGCGATACAGAGGGTAGAAACTATGGTCAAAGGAATCCGCGACGAGATGAAGGAACGCAAGGATACCAGGTGGAAGGCCGCGCCGATTATCGTGTCGGTGCTTGCGCTATTGACCGGAGCCGTCAATGTCATATCGGCATTCGTGAGGTGAACTAATGAGCCTGCTATACCAGACCGATTTTCCGTGGGATTCGCCTGTGAACAAGTACGGCTGTTATTTTATGAGTCTCGCATATTACGGTAATAAAATCGGTAACCGCTATACGGTAGATAGTCTCATCAAGATATGGGGAAAGGCCGTGAAGCTAAAAATAATATCCGGCGACCTGAACAACGACGGCGACGTAGACGACGCGGGAGAAAGTATCATCCTCGACCCGAACGGACTATGCCGTCTCCTCGACCTTCCCTTGCGCTATCTCGATAAACACTTTCCTGTCGAGACACCTATATCGCCGAATCAATTCGTCATCGCGCCTTGGTACAATCCAAGGACCAAGTATATTCACTTCGTGGTCGGCACTTCGCGTCCCGTGGAGTACGATCCGATTCGTGGAGGGTCTGTCACGGTGCGCGAAGGGTGGCCACAGAGCCTACGAATATACGAGGTGACGGCATGAAGGAATTGAAAGGGAAACAACTTTCGTTATTCTCGAAGATCATTGCCATGGTGTTTCTATTCGCAGGGTTCTTCGTCATGCTACTCACTGGATCGGCTCGACCTGTCGGTGATCTCATTACAGTTGGCCTTACCATCGCCGGTATATTCGCGCCGATTGACGCTTCCATGGTAGTAAACAATTTCAAGAAACCGAGGGAAGGAAATGACAGATGAAAAAAGAGAACTGGTTAAAGGCATTATCATTGTTATTGCTTGCGCTGGCCTTGTTGTTTGTAGTTACCTACTCGGGGCATACGTCGGAGTTGATCGATCCGAGTATGACAGGCTCGTCGCAGAACGAGACGGGATCATCGCCGAACAGCGTGACGCCATTGGACGACTTGAAGGACTCCTGGGCGAAGCTCAAGGAAGAGCTGAAGGGCTTATCGGAGGACTCGGAGACGCTATCGCTCTTGCTGGACAAAGCTCTGACCGAAGCAAGCGCATTGCAATCCTCATTGACGCAATCGATGACGCAATCGGAAACCTTGAAACGCTTATCGATGGACTTGGAAACGAAGCTCAGGGATCAGGATCAGGCGCATCGAGCGCAAGTACTGGCCCTTGAAATAGAACGAGGATGGTGGGTCACGGGAACCGTGATCTCATCCATCCTCGCGGTAGGAATCGGCGTCGCGTGGATACTAAAGTAATCCTTCCTCCTTCATGTTCCCGATGGTCGTTCTGATCAAGTCAACGACTTCTTTCTCCGACATTCCAGATTTCCCTCGGTCGCGATTCGCGGTCATTCTCGTCACCTTCTCTTGGATCGCCTGGTAACAAAAATACTTGATAAATCGATCTCCGCCGGCAAGTTCTGAAAGCATCGAGGATTGCCCAGGTTCGATCTCTAACACTATCCGCATGGATTTATACTCCTTTCTCGTTATCGTGTAGTGACGCTACTTCCTCAAGCGTATACGGGTATTTATTCTCTGACCTCTATCACCTCCTCGAACGTGGCCGTCGTTTCCCCTTTTGACAGCCAGTAATTGAGCATCTTCTCGATGCTTCCCGAGAGTTCCCAGAGCTTCGCCGAACCGTTGCGGTATAGGCATTCCTGGCGCATCTCAACAACGGCGTCGGTCAACACCTCGTAGGTGTCGTGCTTTACGGTCTTAGTAATCGGATCGGATTTTACTGACATCATCGACACTTCTCCCTGGAGAAAGAATCGGCCCGGTATACACCGGGCCACGGTCACTACCTCATGCAAGCCAAGTACGCTTCCCGCTCTATCTCCTCGACGATCTCGTTCTTGAGTACCGACGAAATGTCCTTCGAGTCCTTCGTGTTGTCGAAGTAGATATTCGTCGCCTCGAAGTACCCAGCTTCGTCCTCGTCCTCGAAAGAGTGAGATTTGTTAGCCGGGTAGTAATTCCCCTCGACGTAAAAATCGATCTCTTGCACCGTCACGTTCACAAACATCATCTTACCTCCATGGGTAGAAGTGTACACCTATTGACATGATATGTCAACTAAAAAGCGAGATTATTTTCCCGGCTCTTGTTTCCTCTCGATGTACTCCCCACACACGCCATTCCGTCCGCTCGGTTCATACCATGTATTCGCCTTGTTCTCGTCATCTACCGAATCCGGTAGCCTACGGCACATTTCGCATTGCCCGCGATACTTCTCGATTCCCATGCACCTCACGACCATGTTTCTTGCCATACCGATCCTCCTCTATTCGTTATCGCCTGTAAAATCGAGCATTCCTCTTGATATCTCTTTTTCCACTTCCTTGAGATTTTTCACAGCTTGATTGTAATAGCTTGGTTTCAATTCGATACCGATAAACTTGCGCCCGAGTTTCACCGACTCATAGCCTTCCGAACCGATGCCAGCGAATGGCGACAGTACAAGATCACCTGGATTAGTCCAGAGCTGGAGCGCACGGTGGATGACCTGCAACTGTAGCGGACATATATGCCGCTCGTCCTTCTCGTCTCGTGCCGCTCGCGCTTGTAGCGTATCGCTCGGGTTTATGTCCATCCATACAGGACTGGCATACCGTTGCCATATATCGATCGATAGCCGTCCGTTCGATTGAAACGTCGATTGATCGCCCTCGAAGTGGTCAAGTTCTCCCGCCACGGGATTGGAGTTCTCCCCAGGTTTCCGCATTGTCACGAGGTAATCAGGAACACCTTGACGGCTCATACAAGAATCCTTGACGAGTTGCTTGTGAAGTAGTCCGATCGCCTTCGTTCTTTGCATAGCTGTCACGGGATCTTTCCATATGCATACCTCGGAATGGTAAATGAATCCTTCTGTTTCAAACATTCGTATCAACTCTCCGCGAAAGTCACGGATTCCGATGTATCCATGATGAGTCTTACTTGTAGGCAAGTTCATGCAATGAAACGATACCAATCTCCCAGGCTTGATCACGCGATACAATTCATTGATGAGATACTGGAAATGCTCGGCGAATTCCGCCTCATCCTTTGAGTTCCCCATGTCTCTGTCAGATGCCGAGTAGGTATAGAGTGACGCGAACGGAGGGGAGAAGATTGAAAATCCGATTGACTCATCGGCTATTTCCTTTACTCGTTCCACGCAATCGCCGAGCATCATCTTCCACGACTTCCCGGCATCCTCTCCGGTCACGTATTCGCTTTTCGTTCTCTCGATCCCTCGGATGTTATCGGAGTTGATTTCTTTCATGTTCTCAACCATCATCTCAGCCATCTTTCTCGCGTCCTCCTCTTTTCTCTTGATGTTCTTCACTACAGCTCCTTCGATATCCGATGTTATCACGTAGCAATCGACAGGATACTTTTGGCCGAACCTCCAGCATCTACGAATCGCCTGGTAGAATGATTCGTAGGAATCGGATAGCCCTACAAAAAAAACATTATGACATATTTGGAAATTCATTCCGAATCCGCATATCTTTGGTTTACTCACGAGGCATTTTATCTCACCTCGGGAAAACCTAAGCATCGATTCCTCTTTATGTTTTTCGGTATCGCTACCATTCACCTCGACGGCTTCGTTGATTAAACTCGTCAACATTGCGCTTTCGTCGTTCAGATCGCACCATACCATGACGGGTCCATCACACTTATTCGCAAGATCAGCGCAAGCTCTTGCGCGAGCCGCGATAGTCGAACGCCTCGCGGATTGCCGTTCTCGCAGTGTCAACGCCTCAACCGCGAAAAGCATTCCTTCTGTTGGCTCTTCGCTATGCACGGTGATCTGATTCATTCGCAATTCTGGGAGTATGAAATCTCCGTCCTCATATCCAAGGTCAGACGGCTTGCGAACCATTACCGCCCACGAGCATACCCATTCCCAGAACTCTGACTGAGCATGACCTTTCAATCTCCATGTTTGAGTCTCTCCGCCGTCATGTACGAAAAACATGGATAGCATTTCCGTTCTCGTCATTGCACCGAGGAATTCCGAATGGTTCCCGAGTTCCATAAAATCATTCGGCGCAGGTGTGGCGGTACAGGCGAGTCTAAATTGGATTTTACCGAATCTCTCGATAAGATCGGTTCTGTATTTCCCGGTATAGCTTTTTAATATCGACGATTCATCGAGAACGATTCCGGTATATTCGGATGGATTGAACTTATCTATACGCTCGTAATTCGTTATGGTGACGCGTCCGCGAGGTGTCCCGTCATCGGAATACTCTACCGCATCCTCGTGAAACTTTTCTGACTCGCGGATTGTTTGAGCAGATACCGCGAGAGGTGCGACGATCAGCACTCGGCCTGGTATATGTTTCGCCCATTCGAGTTGCATCGCCGTTTTCCCGAGTCCGCAGTCGGCAAAGATCGCGGCTCTTCCTCGTCTCAAAGACCAATGCACTATATCGCGCTGAAAGTCAAATAGCATTGGATTCAGTTCTGGTATTGCCGAGATACCTGTCGGTATATCGACGATCTTTTTCCGTGCGAGAAAATCAGCGTATTCTGTATTCCCCATCGTTTCCCCCATTACCGATTACTATATCATATCCATGTAAATAATGCAAGAAAAAAATGATTGCCGGTGACGTTTTTCCGGCTCCCTTGCGGGACGTTCCGACTCGTCTATGTGACCGGTAGATTTGTCGGCATATCTCAAGCCCTCGCCGATGGCAACGCCTGACGGGGCGAAAGATCAACCGAATACCGCTTCAACGAGCTTTTTCGTAGACTCTGACAATTTTCTCTCTCCGTTGTACCAACTCTTCCATCCTGAGAATCCCATGTTATATGCCATTACTGCCCATACCCATGATCCTGTCTTATCGTGCATTGATCGCAAGTGAGCCGCGCCGATCCGCATATTGTCGCGCCATGATAGAGAGTCGAACGGCTCCCCGTCATTGTACCATCGTGCGAAATCAGCGACCGAGGAAGAGTTGATACCGCACAATCCCACGTCTCGCGTTCCATTCGTATTGGTAACGATCTCCGTTTCGTTCCATCGGCTTTCCCATGCGATAAGACGCGCCATGTATTGGATAGGTACGTCATATTCGGTACATACCGTGACGAGTTCGCCATAGTATTTCTCTGGGATCTCTGTAGTCGGTACGTTCTGGCTCCATCCGTAGCAAGCAATAACCAGGAATACCGCGATATATTTTCTCACTTCGTCTTCCGCCTTTCTCCGTCAGTCTTTATTGCGATTCTCTCCTCGGCGTCCTCATATGCTTGATCGAGCATATCGAACGTAAACTCACCATTGCCGACGATTCTATCGATTTCTGAGTATAATGCGTCAATATCAGTTTCGTGGTCGTCGAACCATGACTTCATCGCAGATTTGCCTTTCGCAGATACGCCGAACCGCACCGAACATCGCATGATGAATTCGTCTCTCGTCATCTTCCCGTACTTCCTGAGAACGTGATACCTATTCGCGTCTCGTTCTCCATGTATGGATATTCTGGTATCAGCAGAAGATTAGATATTATCGGGTGTGTACAGTTGTGGTAAAAATATACCGCGACATTTTCTCCGATGTTAGCCGTAGCCTCGAAAACATAATTGACGAGATATGGCATGAAATAGACTCCTCCACAATATGCCTGGTAATTCTCTATCTCGGCCTCGATCTCAAGGAAGTCAAAGAACTCGAACGATATTCCTACCTCGGCATAGGTGGTCATGATCGCGAGTTGTAACCGCTCTCCCTCGATTGCCTTATCCTGTAGCGGGACAAGTCCGACCGATAACAACCATCCGACGACTAACCATTCAGCCATTGCGGTTCCTCCTCTCCATCCACTTGAAGAAAATGTCCGCCGTATAGTCGATGACATAAGCTACGACCATGCCGATAATAAAGCCGACGAAAATAAGTATGTCGGTATTCATCATTCTTCCTTCCATTCATGAATATTACCGACGATATGATATCGTTTTCTCGTAAAGCTTCGGAACTCTTCTCTCGTATATCTTAGCATGAATGATAACCATTGAGGATCATAATAGACTTCTTTGACAACATATTTATCTACATCTTCGTCATAGAGATGAATCATATCCCCTTCGTATATGTCAACTCCATTATAGTCTTTCATGCCAGTGAATTGTTCTATAATCAAATCGTTATACCGCAATAATCTATCTTCGCTTTCCTCGAACTGTTGCCCAATGAGGTCAAAACAAGTGACCTCGCCGAAAATACTGAATCCAGAATTAGGCCAAGGAAGTAGATACTTCATTGTTTTCTTGTCCCATACGCGAAACTTCAATTCTTTCATCTTCTCTTCCTCCTCGATCTCGGGAATCCTTGCGCCTCTCGTTCGTCGCCTCTGAATATCAATATCGATATCCACACGAGAACGATAATAAGAACCGCCATGGCTATGGTACTGATTAACATCGTGCCCATTATTCCATCCCTTCGATTATCGCGTCGCCGATTTTGAATCCGGGGACGTAGTGGTACTTGCTATTCTCGTGGTCGATACAATCAAGTCCAGCTCCAGAGATATCCGCATACTCACGTAAGTATTTCAAGAGCGTACTCGGATAGGTATTATATCCGGTTCTCCTGTTCATCTCTTGGAATAGTTGCCAACCCGATATATCCCGTTCATGTTGGTCGTCCATGAATTTAAATAGTGACTGCTTGACTGTCACGGAGCGCCTCCCTGAATTGATCGAGTCCCGCGAGTAGCTCGCGACCTTGGATCACGTTCTCTCGGTATGCCCCATCTTTTCGCAAATTGAGCATGATGCACCTATCGGGGTTCAACGCGAGCGCATAGGCCGCGATTTGCGCCGAATGCCATTTCATTCCCGCGCCTGTTTTGTAGTCCACGAGGACACGCTTCCTGCCGATCTCTGCGAGAAGGTCAAACGTCCCGGCATATCGTAGCCCGTCGATTATCACGTCGATCACCATCTCGGTTTCGATTGCATAGACGCGACGATCCTCGAACCATCGCGCAAGAGCGTTGACATATTCGAGGGCCGCGAGCGGGCGACCTATCGCATCTACCCGCTCACCTCTCGCGTACCGTTGGCATAAGTCATGGACAGCCGATCCGCGCTCACGCGACTCGGAAGTGAACCATCGGTCATCGATCAATCCCGCGTCGTGTAAAATCTGCGTGACGGATCGGACTACCTTGTCGCCGTCGCGGTATTCGTGTAGCGTGGGATCGAAGGTCACGACCGCCTCCCCTGCGTCGTCGTCTTTACTACGCGGACACCTGGCAACGATTCCGCGCCTTTAGTGAGCCGTGCCCATTGGTTGAGCCATGCCTCGTTCGCGCATACCGCCGACAGTGGCGCCTTACCTTCGGCTACCGCTTTGACGATGGTCATAAGATCCACGACCTCGGCGGAATACCTGTCCACGTAATATGTTCCTTCGGCTTTCGCGGGGCCAGCGACATCGATCTTCGGAATCACCACCGGGGCCTCGATTATCGCCTCGGCGGCGTTCGTGAGTCCTACGGCTTGCAATTCCTCGGCGACCTTCAACTGCGCGTCCTCGGCAGCTTTCCTCGCGATCTCCTCGGCCTTGCGCTTCTCCTCGGCCTTGCGGTCTTCCTCTTCCCGTATCCACTTTGCCGACTTTGTACCAGTGACTTTGATAACGTAGTCGAATGGCTCGTCGATCTTTTTCCCTTGCGCGATTGTCGCCTGCCGTTGCTTCTTGCTTGCATCGTCGATAGGATCAAACCACTCGTGGAATGCCTTTCGCAGTCGGTACGCTTCGGCGTTGATCGCGTTCGCCTCGTCGTAGCTTGCCTGGTCAACCACGTCAAGCGTGTCAACCTTGGCCTTGAGCGCAAGGGCCGACGCTTCCGCTTCGTTTGGTTTTCTGTCGATCACTTCTATTCCTGTCATTGTATCCTCCTGGCAAAGATGATATACCATATCAATGGGATATGCAAGGAAAATCTAAAAATATTTTCAGTTGATTAAAACCGCGTACGTCCTCCGCCGATCCTGTACTTTTCCTTTTCGTCGTCCGGCAGCGCGTCGAATCGTTTATAGAAATCATAGAACGCCTTCCCAACACGTTGTTTAGGATCTCCGTTCTTTTTTAACTGGCAAGGACACCAGATAGATGGAATCTCGAACACTATGCCCTCATATTCGTATACCCGTGGCCCGCACATGAATCCACGTCCTTCGATCGCTTCGACAATCTTACGCTTTCTCATGGTTTCTCCTTGTCGAGTTGAAGCAGTTGTTCGGTGCCTTCGGCGGGTTTCACCGTCCACATTCCCATAGAGTGAGCTTTGCCATCTTTAACCGCCGCTTTCGCACAGGTTAAAGCACACACACTGAACTTTTCAAGTTCTTGCATACTCATGATTCGGCGCGAATTTCCTAATATTTCATTAGTAATGATGACCTCAAACATTTCCGTTACCTCCCCGCCGAAGGTCTGCGCCTGTCGGCGTAATAAACGAAGTGGTTACGCCGCTTTGGCGTCCACCGAACATTTGCTTAACCTGCATCCGTCAGGATGTCAGGTTGAAGCAGTTGTTAGGCTTCTTTTATTCCATAAACGTAACGCCCATCCAGAGCTTACATTTATCGGGCCTTCCGCTTTACAATTTCTACACATCATCCACCGCGTTTCTGTTTCAGGATTTAACGCCATAACAATATCATCCGATCCACAGAAAGGGCATGGTACGATTTTGTTGAAACTCCCGTCCATATTCACCTCCCGCGCGTTGTCCGCGCTTTTGCCGTAGGCGAAACGCGGCAGAGCGTCCACCGAACATAGTTTATACTTTTCAGTATAACATCCTACTCCCCCAGCTCCTTTGCCTTCTCCCCGCTCACTTCGACGCGGGAGACCTCCTTGCCGCCTTACCCTTGCGGCCTCACTGGCTGACCGTCTTTCCGGCCTGTAATCTACTTCTTCTCGTATGCCGTCTTCACCTTGGCGAGTAGCTTCTTGAGCGTATCGGGATTCGCCTCGTTTCGCTTTATCGCCGCATCTACTTCCTTCCTCGCCTGCGCCGGAAGTCCGTCGTCGTTTGCGTAGTCCATCAACGTCCGCCACATCTCGGCGACGTCATTGGACTCGGCGGGGACTGTCACGGCGTCATCGGCGACCGCTATGACTTCCTCGGGATCGCGCATGATTCCTGAATCGAAGCTCGGAGAGTCCATGTATTCAAGCCGCTGGTCAGTACCGATCCCGGTAATAACGGCCTGGTCGGTTTTTATCGCCATTTGCATCGTTGTCGATAGGATTCCCCATTTCGACAGAGTATTTTTGAGGACAGTTTTCGACGCCATGGCAGCGAAGTTGTTTTTCCAGAGTCCGTAGTCCGAGTTGTAGGACTTGGAGTAACGCTTTCCGTGCGCTTGGATCTCGGCGATAGTCCAGTACCGCGTCACCTCGTAACCGTTCACGAGGCGGAAGAAAGCCACGTATCCGACAATCTTCGACTCGTCCACGCGGGACCGCTGGCCGTCCTTCACTGGATTGATTCTCACTTCGCCGGTGATGATATCGACTCCATCGAATTCGTCCTCGTACACGGGGCCTACATTGATCGTCTTATACTGACCAGACCTCAGTGCGAGTTGTACGAAACCTTTCGTCATGATCTGGAATTGCGCAACCGTCTTCCCTTTGGTATTATACGGCACGAGGGCCGCGAATCCGAGGGAACCGTCGATAGGCAGGTCGAGCGTGGCCGCTACCATCGCCGACGATATCACACTTTGCGGATCGCAGTCGCGTAGCGTCGGATTCGTCCGCGTCGCGTTGAGTACCGAGGCGAGGAAAGCAGGCGCCTTGTCGCCCATTACCTCGGCGAACCTCGCCTTGACGTAATCGGAATTCACGAGGTCTTTCAGAACCACGAGTCCCTTTTGATCGCTCACTTCATCTCCTTTCCGCGCGAGGCGTGGCGCGGTCACTCTGGTCAAAATACCTCTTGCTTGTCAGATGCCATTGCCTACAGACCGGGCACTGGTAGGCTCTCACGGGGATCTTTCTCCCTCTTCTATTGTGGCAGGACTTCCGCGCATCGTTTACCGCCGAGTTTGCCGCTCTGTAGGAATAGCACACTTTTCCGGTCGCGCAGGTCATCATTTCGAAGGTTCGGGAAGAGCCTCGATGACATCGCGGACGAGTGCGCTCACGGACGTTGCGTTCGCTTCGCAATGTTTTCTTACCCGCTTCTTCTGCGCGGGCGTTACGAATACGACGAGTTTTTCAATGAACCTGGTTTCGATAGGTTTCTTCATGCGTTCCTCCTTATTGGTATAGTATGGCATACTATAGAGTATGTCAAGGAAATATTTTGCCCTGCCATCATCAGGCCGTGAAGGGCGCCCACGGCGACCGGGCGCGAGGCCCGGTTTCGGTTACTCGTCGATATACTCGTATGTTCCGTTTACAAGCTTGTATTGTTCTCTGCGAAATGGATCGATTGAGAATGCGAGTTCGTACGCTTCTCGACTGCCGCTCTCGGGGAGATACATCGTTGCTACTCCATTAGCGATCGTGCCTTTCCCACAATTTGATCCTGTATCCTCGTCCGCGTATGAATAGTCGAAAATAACAGCGGGGAACATCTGCGATAGTTTCTCAAGGAGCCCCGTAACACAGGTCCATGCAGTTTCAAATCGCACGGTTTCGGCATCGATTCTTTCCTGTGAACCCGCGTTCCATTTGGTTCCCCAGTTCGCAAGACTCCATTCGTACCAGGTTTTATACCCGGTCTCTGCTATATTCGATAAGTACTTCTTGCCGAGTTCCAAGGCCGCCTCGAAACATTTCCGTTCCTTCAGATCGTCCTCCAGTGCTTGTCGTTCGTTCCTCGAATCGAATAACTTATTTTTTAGGAGAAGATATTCCATCCCATCGTCAGTCGGCGTATTTCAGATCTTTCCCCTTGTGCCAACGGCAATGACCGTCTTTGTGCAAAGTACCCGACATACTCCCATTATGCCCTCTCGGTATCTTTTCGTCGAACTCCACGAGGTAAGGTACGTCGTCGTTTTGAACGCACACCACAGTTCCTACTTTTCCGAATGACCATGATTGCAGACTCGATACGCGGTCTCCTACTTTGAACTTTGCCATGATGGTCCTCCTTACATCGACAACAGCTTGCGAATGGTTTCGCGGTTAGCCCACATTGTACCATCGTCACCGAGAGCCTTAGCAGCGCGCTCATCGTCGCGATTAAGCAACTCGAGCCAATCGGACTTACTTTTGAGCTGGCACCCGATTCTGGCATGGGTGTCGTATATCGATACGCGGAAGCCAAAGCGCCCACCGATTGTCAAGTATGTCGTAGTCTCGATCCCGTCGATTGTCATGTCTCCTCGGACCTCGAGCGATTCGCCTACCTTGAGCCATCCTCCGACCTCGAGCGATTCGCCGACCTCGAGCGATTCGCCTACCTTGAGCCATCCTCCGACCTTGAGCGGAACCGTGATCTCGACATCATCGTCGGATGTAATCGATCCTTCGTAGTAGTAGTGTTCGTCACGCTTTACGAGTCCTGGATAATCTTTGTCTATGACCATCTCGTCCTCCTTACTTTCGCCGACCGCCCGAAGGCGGTTTCGTCGCGTCTCAGCGACTCGTCAGGGCGCCGTTGGCAACGCCTGACGGGGCGGGAATCCTACTTGCCTGCGATGAGAGCTTCGAGCATTTCCGTGAGCTTCTCTCCTTGCGCTGACTCGCCGGCGTCCTCGGCGGCGTACCTGGCGGCGGACGAGGCGGCGTCCCTGGCGGCGTACCTGGCGGCGGACAAGGCGGCGTCCCTGGCGGCGTCCCTGATAGTCAAGTCGCCCGTCTCAAGCCATCGCTTGATGATCCCATCTGTGTCGTACTTGGCGATCTTATCGTACACCTGGAGCGCACACCATCGGGCGAACACTCGCAGAATATCGCTCGCGTCCACTCCTCCCGCCACGTACTCGCGGTACGTCGAGCAAATCTTGTCATCGTCGCGCTTGACCGTGCCCCAGTGCCGTGTGCGCCACACGATAGCACCGGGCGCGTACTTGAGCGCATCAAGCGAGTTTTCCGATCCGTGTAGTCCGTGCTTACACGCAACGATTTGCCCCTTGACCGAGTGCGTTAGACCCACTCGTATCTCGCGTCCATCGCCATGCGGCAATGTCGTGCCTCCCGAAAACCACCACGCCTGTATGGCGTCTTTCTTCGCTACCTGCATCTCGTCCTCCCTACACATTACGCACTATCGCGTATACCTCGTCGGTATAGTCTGCCTCGTCCTCTGTCTCGTGCTTGGCGATAGCCTTGAGCTTATCCACAACCTTGCCCGTCCATCGCTCATGGACATCGACAAGACTCCCGCTCTGCCCGACCCATCGCACCGCGTTACCTTTGTAGATCGCCCGATCCTCGTAGAGCCTCACGGCCCATCGACAGCTGTCCCAGATGCCGACCTGCTCGTAGCCGCTCCATTCCTTGATCAGCGTCCTGCTGTAGCTTTTCGGTGTACTCATCTTTCTCGCGCCTCCTATGCGCTTTTTATCGCCGGGCGGTAGTGAACCGCCCTGTCCCTACGGGGGAGCGATCAATAAGACATCGCCTTGACAACTCGGTCGTAATGATCGCAGTACTCTTTGAGGTCCTTGTCAGATTGCGTCATCACATAACCTTTGCGCTCTTGTACACCCTCTTGTCCAATTACGTAATACTCGGTAGCCGCCTCAGTAGCCGCCTTGATCTTGGCAAATACGTTGGCTGGGATCGTTCCTGAAGTTATAGACAACCATTCTTTCTTGGCGTCTACTTTTACGATCTCGCCGGTTACCTTGTGTTGCTTAACTAACTGTACCATCTCGTCCTCCTTGATCTTGTTTACACTTATATACTACCACTAATACAATGGTATGTCAATGATTATTTCAAAAATCTATAGCAAAATTATGACATGGTTTATGACAAGATTTTCCAGGTTCGGCGGACTTAGTTTGGAGGTTGACAGTTGCATAGATAGGATATAGTCTTATCGAGTTGATCGGGCGGCATCCCGGTTGACGGTTGCCTTGCAAGGGGCAATAATAAGAGGGCTTAACGAGACTAAGCGGGCTTGCACCTGCTGTACCCATGCCGGGGGTCTCGTTGAGCCCTTTGGTTTTCTCGGAGGTTCGCATGGCCGAACGCAGAATGTTTTCAAAGACGATTATCGATTCCGATGCTTTCCTCGATATGCCAGCGACTACACAAAACCTGTATTTCCATCTCGCAATGAGGGCCGATGACGACGGATTTGTAAACAATCCGAAAAAAATACAGCGCATTTCAACCGCTGGCGATGACGACCTAAGACTGCTGTGTGCGAAGTCATTTATCATTCCGTTCGAGTCAGGGATAATAGTCATAAAGCATTGGAGAATATGCAATTACCTCCGTTCAGACAGGTATAAACCAACAGTATATAGAGATGAGATGAATCAACTTGAAGTGAAAGAAAATGGAGCTTACACCTTGAAATCTGGTATACCAACTGGTATACCAAAGGTATACCAACGGGAGACGCAGTATAGTATAGGTAAGGGTAGGGTAGGAGAGGATAATAATATGGGATGCCCTACTTCTCCGAAACCGGAATCGAAACGGTTCACAAAACCTTCCCTCGAAGAAGTGAAATCATATTGCTTAGAAAGGCACAACTCGGTGAATCCAGAGAAGTTCATTGACCACTACGAATCAGTCGGATGGAGAATCGGAAACAAGCCAATGAAAAATTGGCAAGCGGCAGTCAGGACTTGGGAAAAGAACAACTACGACCAGCCCAATCTTAAAGTGAATCAAAGATCGACGTTTCTTGATATGAAGGAGTAGCCATGGCCTATTGCGAGAAACACGGGGAATACGAAGCGAAGATTACCGAGATCCTCGGACGGACATTCGCTTCAGGATGCCCTTTATGTATCGACGAAATGGAAAGACAAACCGAAGACGAAACGAACTCCGAAGAGAACGCGAAACAACTCCGCAAATATACCGAGAGCAACATCGAGCCTGAATACTATCACGCGACATTCGATACATTCATCGCCAAGTCACCAGAGGCGGAGCATAACCTTTCCAGGGTAAAGGCACTCGTCGCGGGGGGCATAAAAAAGATCGTGATGGTCGGAAAGAACGGAACCGGAAAGACTCACCTCGCCTGCGCGGCAATTCATGAACTCGGCGGGAAGATAATGACCATGTACGAGATCTCGACAACGATACGCTCAAGTTACGTCAAGGACTCGATGGACGACGAGCTCAAGATCGTCGATAGATACGCGAGGCTTCCTCTTTTCGTCATCGACGAGATCGGACGAACGAAAGGGAGTGACAGCGAAGCGAATTGGCTGTCATACATAATCGACAAGCGACACGTTCGAGGATTGCCAATAATCCTTATAAGCAATAAGCACGTGAGAAAAGACTGTGATGCTGGAGGCTGCAACGAGTGCTTGGAGAACTACATCGGAGAGGATATAATGTCACGGCTATGCGAGCATGGAATCTTGCTTAGGTTTACCGGGGAAGACTGGCGCAAGTCGCCGAAACCCTGGCAAAGCTGAGGGAAAAGTGTTATCGTATGGATATCGCAAGGGGAGAACATACCGGACGATGACAACCAAAAAACAACCGACAAAGAAAAAACATCCAGGCGGACGGCCTACGAAGTACGAAAAAAACCGTTGTTGTCAGCTCGCAAGACTCGGAATTCGTGCCGGACTTACCGAAAAACAAATTGCCGATGAAATAGGTGTATCAATCGACACGATATCGGAATGGAAAAATGTTCACGAAGAGTTTTCCGCATCGATAAAAAATGCGCGGCTACCGAGACTCGAAGATATCGAGAAATCTCACTACCGTTCCGCGCTTGGGTACAAGTACAAAGCGTACAAGCCGATGACGAAATTCGTCGGAAACGGAATCCAGGAGATCGAGATAGTTGAGTACCAGGAATATCAGCCTCCGAACATCACGGCGCAGATTCACATCTTGAAAAAATGTATGCCTGAGAAGTACGGCGACAAGATCGGCGACGAGGGAGAGAAGGTACTTCGAAAGCTCGACGAAGTACTTTCCGGCGTCAAAAACGAACTGGGGAAGTAGATGGGGTTTAGTGCTAAACAGAGAGAGTTTTTCCGCGAGGCTACGCACCGATGGAACGTGAAATCAGGGGCGACGAGATCGGGGAAAACCTATGGCGACTACTTCGACGCGCTCCCGATAAAAATACGCGACCTACGAGGGAGACAGGGACTATATGTAATCCTTGGAAATACGAAGCTCACGATTCAGCGAAACATCATCGAACCGCTTCAGGCGATATGGGGAACGGAGCTTGTCGGCGACATCAAGGCCGATAACACTGCGAAGATTTTCGGAGAGAAAGTGCATTGTCTCGGTGCCGAAAAGATCACGGCATTGAACAGAGTGCGAGGATCTTCGTGGAAATACCTCTATGGTGACGAGGCCGCGACGTGGAATGAACACGTTTTCGACATGGCAAAGTCGCGACTCGATAGACCATATTCTCGCGCCTATCTCACTAACAATCCAGATAACCCTAATCACTGGTTTTACAAGTTCATCCACTCCAACGTTGACGTGTATCTACAGGAATACACCATCGACGACAATCCATATCTCGATCCTGGATTCGTCGAAAACCTAAAACGGGAATATCGCGGAACGGTCTATTATGACCGCTACATCCTCGGGAGATGGGTCCGCGCCGAAGGCGGATGCTTCCCGAGTTTCCGGCACAATAAGACCTCCGACGAGATTGGCAACGTCCTCTACAAGTATCCCGACAATATCCGGCGCATTACGTTCGGCATAGACTTCGGTGGAAACAAGAGTGCGACGGTATTCGTATGCACTGGGTATTTCCTCAAGGATCGCAAGCCGTGCATTGTCGCGCTCGACTATCGGCGCATAGTCCACGAGGGCGCGAGGATCGGGCCGAACGATCTTAGCCGTGCATGGTTCGACTTCCAGAAAAACTGTCGTGATCGGTGGCCTGCTGATAGGGCGTTCGCAGACTCTGTGGAGCAGGTGCTAATCCGGGGTTTCAATCAGATTCCGCAATCAATCCACGTCGAAAACGCGATGAAAAGGCCGATCATGGATCGCATCCGGGCGGCGAATATGCTATACGCTCAGGGACGCAAGTTTATCATGTCGCCATTGACAGGACTAATCGAGGCGGTAGAGAATGCGGTCTATGACGACTCGAAGGACGTTGACGAGAGGCTTGACGACGGATCGAGCGATATCGACAGCCTCGACGCCGACGAGTACTCATGGGAGCGGGACATATCAATGCTACTTGAGGGGATAAACGCGAGATGAGCAAACCACGAATCAGAGTATCGCCGAAGGAATCGCGCACGGTTGACGGCATAGTCTTCGCGTCTCGCGCCGAGTCGAACCGATACCACGAGTTGAGCCTATTGCAACGCGCAGGCGAGATTCACGATCTACGAATCCAAGTACCATACATACTGCAAGAGTCGTTCCGTCATCCAGTACATGGATTGCAACGTGCGATCAAGTACATTGCAGATTTCGTCTACATCGAAAAAAACGGCATGGAAATCGTCGAGGATAGCAAGGGCATGAGAACCGAGGTCTACAAGCTGAAAAAGAAACTACTTCTCGCGAGGTTCCCGATGATCAACTTTATCGAGACAGGCATGGCATTGCGCGGTATGCGGAACGGTGATAGAATAGGCAGGGTACGGAGGCGGTAAAATGCTAAGACTCTGGGAAAAGGTAATCGCATTCCTTAAAAAAATCCTCGGCATAAAGACAATCCCGCAAGAAGTGGCGGACGCCGATACGCTTGTAACTAACTGGTGGGATATCTACTCAAGCAAGGCGTCATGGCTCCCGTACAAGTTCGTCACGAGCGATGGACGGAGCCGGAGTCATACCAGGCGAACGTTGAATCCTGCGAAGATCGTATGCTCGGAGATCGCCGGACTCGTCCTCGCCGAGCCTCCGACTGTAGACGCGGGGCCACTTGTCGAGAGCGTGATCAAGGCGGAATCGCTCTGGAGTAACCTTCGCCGACACGTCGAGTACCAGGCGGCAATGGGCGGCATGGCGATAAAGGCACGACCGGAAAACGGCAAGATCGTCCTCGACTTTGTGACCGCGCTTAACATCATCCCGATCAAGGCGGATAATTCCAGGATCGTAGAGGCGAGCTTTATCGACCGCCGAGTTGACGGCAAGAAAGTCTACGTGCGAATCGAATCGTATACCAAGACTGATACCGGATACCGCGTGCAATCGAGGGCGTTCGACGAGGCGAAGGACGAGGAAGTGCCGCTCGAAAAGCTATGGCCCGGCGTCCTCCCGTCCGTAGAGATCGAGATCGACGATCCGCCGTTCGTCTACATGAAAAACCCCGAGGCGAACAATATCGACTCTGAATCGCCTATCGGGATATCGGCCTTCCACAATGCCGACGACATGATCCAGGGACTCGATATTGCCTATGACGAATTCGTGTGGGAAGTCGAATCTGGGCAGCGAAGGATCGCCGTACCAGCCGCCGCAATGCGGACTTTTCTCGACCTCGAAACTGGACAGAACAAGCTCGGTTACAATCCAGGCGACAGGGTATTCATGACGCTCGTGGGTGACGATGCCGACAAGCTCAAGATGACCGACCTTACCTCTGATATCCGCGCGCAACAGTTCATCGACGTGATCAACTACAACCTCAACCTTCTTTCAGTGCAATGCGGATTCGACGCAGGGTATTTCAGCTTCGACGGAACGAGCATGAAGACGGCGACGGAAGTTATCAGCGAAAACAGCCATACCTACAAGACAAGAGAAGCGTACCGCGAAGTACTCAATACCGGATTGATTCAGCTTTTCCGCGTGATCAATAAGCTCGGAGCTATCTACAAGATCGAAGGCACAACTACGAAAGAACCGTCCATAACGTGGAACGATGGAATCATCGAGGATCGCAACTCGCGGACGAAATATCACGAAGACCTTTTCGCCTCGGGCCTTGAGGATCGCGTGACGGCAATTATGAAGATCCATGGACTTGACGAGGCGAAGGCGCAAGAGATGGCCAAGAAGATCAAAGCGGATAAGGCGATAGTCGCCGATCCGTTCGGGTTTGATTCAGAACCGAAAAAGAAGGCGTATAGATCTCCTCCGTCCGCCGTCGAAAAAAGAATGGTCGGCAAGATATCCGACGTGAAGGTGAAGTGATATGGCATTCAACCCGGACCAACCAAGAGACAAAGATGGGCGGTTTTCGGCGGTAGGCGCCTACATCTCAGAAGATGGGTTTTCCATGAACGCGACATGTCGAGGCGGTGATATAGACAGCGACCCGAGGATAGGGCAACTTGACGAACTTATAGACGAGCAAGGGACCGTCTACGAAGGCGAGTTGTATCGCGGAATGGACAATACCTTTTCCGATTACGTCGAACTGGAAAAAGGCATCAGGCTTGACGATGATACGGATTACACCGCCGATCTTGAGGGCTTCGAGTTCTCTGATGATGCGTTTTCTTCTACCTCGATGGATAAAGACATCGCGCTAGACTTCGCAAGCCGTGGCAATGGATATGGTACGCTCATAATAATAAAAAACAACCCGAAATCGCTGAACGTTTCGGATGTTATGGGCGAGGATGCGAACTGGCAAGAAGAGCGCATATTGCCAAGAGGGACGACATTCAAGACCGTTTCGGCTAGAACCGAGACAATAAAAGGGAAGGACGTACTTGTGCTCGAAGTCGAAGCATCATAGGAGGATGGCATGGCTTGCGGTGGAACCAAGAAGGGCGGAAAGAAAAAGGGCGGGAAGGGTAAGTGACCTCCGCCGAACTACTCTACGCAGTCGAAACCGAAATCCTCAAGAGCATCGTGAAGGTACTCGGGCGTGGCGCGGTAGGCACGGCGGAATGGAAGGCCGACAGGCTTGCGCGACTCGGTGCAATCTCGCGTAACGCGGCTGATCTTGTGGCGCGGTATCGGGCGAAGATCGAAGAGGGAGTAGAGGACGATATTGACGAGGCCGCGATAAAAGCCGCGTTGGAGGTAGATGCGAAGGCGTTCGCGGCAAAGGCCGCTGGAGCGGACGTGAAGGAATTATTTGACGCGGTGGACGATCCAGTATTGCGGACGACCATCGAGCGGTGGCAATCGTCGGCGCGGGAAGGCATGAACCTTGCCATGGCGCAACTCGCGGGAAACGCGGGTGACGTGTACGCCGATATCATCACGAGGACAACGCTCTCCGTCGTCACTGGCGCGACCGATGGACACAAGGCCCTCGTCCAGACAATCCGCGAATGGTCGGCGCAGGGCATACCGTCAATCGTAGACAAGGCAGGACGGCAATGGACTTCCGAGGCATACGTCAACGCGGTACTAAGATCCAACACTGCGCGGGCCGCGAGTGAGGTGTCACTTGCCAGGGCCGAGGAGTACGATACCGATCTGGTTGAGGTGTCCAGTCATCCGGGTAGCCGTCCGAGCCATTACGATTTCCAGGGACAGATATATTCCAGATCTGGCATGAGCGAAAAGTATCCTCCTCTCGAAGAGACGGGATACGGGACGGCGGCGGGAATAGGAGGCGCAAATTGCGGGCATTTTCTACAGCCGTTCTGGGAAGGTTATTCAATCGCTCGTGGCCCAGTACAATCCGAGGAAGAGAACCGCGAACTCTACGAGGAGTCGCAGGATCAGCGCAAGCTCGAACGGGCGATCAGATTGGCGAAACGTGAATTGTCGGTCATGGAATCGCTCGGTAACACGGACGCGATCAAGGTGGCGAAACAGACCGTCCGCGACCGACAAGCGGAAATGCGAGACTTCATCTACGAGACGGGGCGGACGCGGCGGTATGGACGCGAACAGGTCTACGATAGGCCGAGGTGATCACGCTTGCCAACTCAACGACGGCGTGGTAATATGGCAATACATGGGGGAGAGAACATGAAGACTAAGATAGCAAAGCGCATGATGAAGATCGCAACTGCAACGATTGACGTGCTCATGGAAAAGCATTGCAGTATCAAGCGGACACCTGCGATAATCGTCGCGTTCATGTCGCCTGAAAAGTATGCGCTACACATTCAGCGCAAGTTCTCGGCGTTGGCCGAGTGGCAGAAAAAGGCCATGGTAGATATCGGAAAACAGCTTGAGAAAAGTGCTAAACGCGAAAACCTTCGCGATAAAATCCACATGAACTAAAGAGGGGGAGAAAGGAATATGCCAGAAGAAAACAAGCCGGTAGAGCCGGTGCAATCGCAGACCACCACACCGACGACTCCACAAGAACCGCCAGCGAAAAAGTATTCCGAGGAAGAGCGGAACGCTTTCGAGTTGAAGGCGCAAGAGAAAGCCACGGCATCACTTCTCAAGGACTTGGGAGTCGAATCAACCGGCAAGCTCAAGGATGACCTGAAACTCCTGAGACAGATGCAGGACAAGGGGAAGACCGAGGCAGAGAGGGCCGAAGCCGCCGCGAAAGAGGCTACTGAAAAGCTCGCGGCCGCCGAGTCCCGTGCGCTCGCGGCAGAGTTGAAAGCCGATGGGCTTGCCGCCGGGATCGATCCGAAAAAGATCGACAGGGCCGCGAAGATCATCGCGACCTACGAGGGCGAGACGAGTGCCGACAAGGTGGCCGCATTCCTTGCGGAGAATCCCGAGTTTCTTGCGTCGGCGAAACCGGCCGAATTCGGCGCGTCGATCAAGAACGGCGGGATAAGCGAACAAGATCAGATGCTCGCGCTCCTCAAGAAGCAAGCAGGAATAAAGTGAAAAAATCCTGGCCGTAATGGACCGGAATAGTAGGCGCTTACCAGCATACGCGAACGCGCAGGCCCGCCATAATCGACGGGCCTTTTTATCGCTTGACAGATTCCTGAAAATATGATTATCGTATCCACAGATGCCCGTATCTAATCCGCAAGGATAAAAACGGGGGGTGTCGCGCCGGGCGACTTGAATAAACCGGGTGAGGCAATTCTGGCCTTAGAAACAGAACGGAGTCCTTGAGGACTCTAATCTTTCTATGGGCCAAGATCGTTCCACCTGGTTTTTTTATTGGCCCGAGGACACGAGATATGGCTATCAACAAAGCTACGTTGTACGAAAAGCTGCTCGACAGCGTCGTACAGGCAGGACTCACCTCCGCTCCCTTGAGGGCGAAAGAGTCGATGATCCAGTACAACGGCGGGGATACCGTCAAGATCGCGAAGATCAGTTCTACCGGATTCGGGAACTATTCCAGGACTTCCGGGTATCCTTCCGGCACCGCTTCCCTCGAATGGGGAACCTATACCATCACCTATGACCGAGGCGTATCGTTTCTCATCGACGTGATGGATCAGGACGAAACCGCCGGGATGCTTTCCGCCGGGAACCTCATCACCGAGTTCGCCAATACCGAAGAGATTCCCGAGGTCGATTCGGCGCGGTACATGGCGATTTTCCAGGCCATCGTGGACGACACTACCGTCGTGTACGGGTATTACACTCCCGTCGTCGCCACGGTACTCACGCAGTTCAACACCGACGTGGGAGCGGTCAGGGCGAAATGCGGACGAGGTGTTAACCTCCTCGCTTTCATGAACGAATCTACGTTCACCATTCTTTCCAACTCGACTCAGTTGTCGAAGGACATGCAGGTCCAGAGCGTGACCGGGGAAAACGGCGTCACCACGGACATTTTCAGGATCAACGGAGTTCGTATCATACCCGTTCCCGATGCGCGGATGAAAACCGAGTATGCGTTCTCGGCCACCGACGGCTATTCCGCCAAGGCGTGGGCGCAGAACATGAACTGGATCATCTGTTCGCCCGACGCGGTTGTCGCCTTCGAGAAACACCGGAAGCTCAAGGTGCATCCGAACGACCTGGTGCAGGGCAAGGACGGCGACCTCATCGAGACTCGCCTCTATCACGATTGCTGGGTACTCGACAACAAGCACAACATGATATACGTGAGCCTCAAGACGGCCACCATCATCACCATCGACGATGCAGGCGGGGACGTGGATTCAGAATCCGGGAACATCGAGATCACCCTCGGCGATGCCTACACGAATCGCGACACCGGGCACAAGTTCTACTACTACGACACGAATAGCGCATCGGCTCCGACGGCTCCGGCCACTTACGATGACCTCGACGTGAGCGCGTACACCGAGATCGCCACGGCATCCGAAACGAACGTCACCGTGACCGCGACGCATTATTGCATCGTGGTCGAACTCGACGAGAACGGGCGAGTGATCGCCTACACCGCCGTCGCCGCCGCGTGATAATAAAGCCGGGGACTAATCCTCCCCGGCTAACTTTTGGGGGAGTACATGGCTAAACCGAAAAAAGCAATCGAAGAGAAAGACCTGGATACCGCTGACATGGCGCAAGAACCGGAAAGCGAAATGGTTCAGGAATACGTGCCCGTCATGGCCGAGGAAAACGGGAAAGTGGCCTACATCAAAAACGGCGTGACGCGGCTCAGGTATCCGTCCGAGGAAAAAGAACTTTTCGCCCAAGGTTGGGCAAGGAAGTAAGACATGGCAATCGATGGACTGGCGATAGGCGGATTGTATACGAAGAACTATCTCATGAAGAACCTCCTCCTCGATTCTCCATCATTCGCGAGTATGTTCCGCATCGTGGCAAGGCTTGATCTAACCTATGCCTCGGCTGGCGTTACCAAAGAAAGCTCTACGGACACGTCCGAGGTATACCAGGTAAAGGCGAAACAATACCAGACTCTCTTCGTCACTGCGAGCTATTCCGCCGATCAAGCGGCGACCTCTCTCATAGCGGCTCCGGGCGCTGGTAAAAAGATCGTCATCACCTACCTGGCGTTCAGGACTATCGCGAATACTGGGAGCGCATACCTTTCTTCTGGCGCTATGAATATTGGAACGACCTACTTCGAGGCGCAGAACTCATTCGGCGTGAACGACATCGAAGTAGCGTGTCCTACGAATACCGCCGTGACGATCACCACCTCCACCGGGTCGGATGACTTCACAGTCGCCGTTCTCTACCACATCGAGGAAGCGTAACATGGCAATGTACAAATTGACTAAGGGTAGCGTATCGAGGATCAGGAGAACCGAGGCGGAAGTCCTCGAACTCGTCGGGAAAGGATACCGGCTTGACGGCGAGGTTGACGAAAACTATGCTGTCATAAACGATGATCCGTTCGGAGAAGAGAAACCGGCGAAGGCGAAGAAAGCCAAGAAGGAAGAGGCGGAGTAATGGCATACGTCACCGAGTCATACTACGAAAGCACCTACTACGGAATCGACGCGGGAACTGACTTTAACCGCCTCGCTGCCAGAGCCTCCGACGACATCACCGCAAACTGCCCGCTTGCCGAAAAAGACTCTACCGGCGAGGCGTTGCTACTCGATGACCTAACGACCGAACAGCTTGCGCTTCTGAAAAAGGCGACTTGCGCTCAGATCGAGTACTATGTCCAGAACGGCGACGACTACAACGATGCAAGCGGCGGGAGCGGTGCGCGAATAGGATCGTACTCAGAGGGATCGGGCGGGAAGTCAATCAAGAAAGCCGGGGGACTCGCGCCTCGGGCGGCGGGATACCTTGAACAGTCGGGCCTTGCGTCGCGGGCTGTCCATGTCATCGGAGCGCCGTATCAGTGTTTCCAGGGGTACGATTGTGAGTAACCCAATCCCGCGCCGACTATTGGTTCATTCCGGTTCGCTCGCGCCGTATGTCTCGCCTGGGCCTCCGGTTTCCTACGGAACCTCGGTCACGCTATCGCGGGTAAGGTTCGAGCCGGTGAAGCAAAACGCCATGACTTCGCTCGGTGACATGAAAGCGGATCGGTTTATTCTGTTCTTCGATTGCAAGAACTCGCTTCCTTCGGGTCAGACGTTCGCAATGAAGGACAAGATTACATTCGGGTCAATCGTGCTATCGGCTCGCAAGGTGACGCCATGTTATGGCGATTCCGACGACGTGCATCATTACGAGGTGAACTGTGTCTAACGTGCGAATAGAGATCGACATTGACAGGGCCGTAGCTCGGCGTACACCTCTATTCGCGCAAGCGCAGGCCGCGCTCGACACGCAAGTACTGAAAGACTGCGATAGGTTCGTTCCGTATGCCGAGGGCGATTTGAGAAAATCGGGGCGCGTTGATAGACCTGGAAACGTGTCGTGGAATATGCCGTATGCACGGTATCAGTACTATCTCGCGGAAGGAGCGCATTACACCACTCCGGGCACCGGGGCTAAATGGTTCGAGCGCGGAAAGGCGTTATATCGCAAGGACTGGATTGATATGGTACAGGGGTACTTCGCATGAACATACTTAACGAGGTCAACACGTACCTGCTAACAAAGATCACGCCGTATTCGACGATATACCTTGACGTGTTCCCGAACGATAACGTCGAGGAGTTAATGGCGCGGAATGATCCGAGTCCCGCGGTAGAGACGCGGTACATGGACGGCACGAGGGCCGGTATGTTCAATTTTTCGTATTACGCGAAATCGGCGAATTCGGAGACGGCGCGAATCCAACTTGACGCGATAATATCCGCGCTTGACTTCGCAGACATGACCGCGATAACGGGGGCGACAAGGATTAAGATGGAAGCGGCAACTACACCGGCATTCGTTTCAAAGAGCGAAGCCGGGGAAGTGATATTTACAACGAGCTTACGGCTCGAATACCATGTAGGAGGGTAAGGCTATGGCCGAAACTTTTGAATTGAACTTTCATGACTTGTACGAAATAGATACCACGCCGACGACTACGCCAACGTACTCAAGGCTCGCGGTAGGCATCTCAAGCGCGGTGACTTCGGGAAACGAGAATCTCGCGCAGGACAATTATCTCGATGGCGACGGGTTCGGATCGACCGACGTGATCGGAGGGCAATTCACCATCGCATTCTCTGGCCATAGGGTTCAGGGCAACGCCGCGCAGGATTATGTCGCGGGACTCAAGCTCGAACTCGGAGACGAAAGAAAGACTCATCTCAAGTACACCGACAAGGCTGGGAACGTCATCTCTGGAGCGTGTACCATCGCCAACATCGAGGAAGGCGGAGGTGACGCGGGAGCGAAGAAAGACTTCTCCTTCGAGGCGCATTTCAACGGCAAGCCTACCTATACCGCGAAGACGGCGGCGGCGGCGCTCACCGCGACGGTGGTGGCTGGATCGGTTTCCGGGACAACGAAGTTCACCGCGACGCCCGGCGCTGGCAATTCGCTTTCGTACAAACTTTCCGCCGTCTCTCTCGGTACGATTTACGGCGGTCAGTACATCGGCGGCGATATCGCCTACACCTCGGGCTCGGACATCGTGGCGTCGGTCGGTCAGTACCTCTGTATGTTCGAGATCGACACGAATGGCCGCGTGGTCAAGTACGCAGAGGAACTTCTCGATTCCGGCGATTTCCCGGTCTGATAAAGCCCCCATTATCGATCTTGCCGATTGACGCAAGATAGGGCGCGCCGCCGAATCGTGGCGCAACTTTTCCACATGGGGGGAGAACATGGCTACAGAGTTTAGGTTGAAATCTTCGCGGACGGTATTCCCGCTTGTCATCGACGGAGATGATGAGGACGGGAATCCGGTGGTGAAATACGAAAAAAAGTATTTTATCGATGTTGGAAACAAGGAAAAGCTCAAACAGATTTATTCATCGATTCGCGAGCTTTCAGGAAAGGCCGAGAAGGTAGCAGAAGATGAAACTGTATTCGATTCCATCGAGGAGTTGTCGAAAGGAATAATCCAGACCACGCTCGGTGACTGGGAAAATATATGGGAAGCAAGCGGTCATAACATTTACGCAGTTATGGGGCTTGTATTCGCACTTGCAAAGATAATCAGGGAAGAGTCTACGGATTCTTTTAAGAGGTATGGGCTTTAATCCAATCCTTGACGAATTGCCGGACAGCTTCAACGGTTGTCCGGTCAATACCGATTTTCGGCAGGGGCTACGTTTTTTCGCGGCCCTTGCCGATGATGATCTTTCCGACATCGAGCGGAAGACGATCATCGTGCGATTGTTTTTCCGTGATACAATACCTGAACCTGTCACCGATATATGGCCGTTCATCAAGTACTTTATCGCTGGTGGCGAGGAAGAACCGAAAGGTGGAAGCGGTCAGAGGGTATTCGACTTCAACGTAGATGCTGGTCGAGTATACGCGGCATTCCTCCAGACTTATGGTATAGACCTTCGCGCAACTGAAATGCACTGGTGGTTATTTCTCGAACTTTTCCGCGACCTTCCCGATGATACGATGCTTCTCAAGGTAATCGATATCCGTAGTAAGAAGGCGCCGAAGTACGCTGATAACGAATATAGGCAAGCCCTTGCAAGAGCGAAACGGGCATTCGCGATAGATCAAGGAAAGGACGAGGCGGCATCGCTTGGCGATGTTCTCAGGGCCTGGGCGGGGAGATAGTCATGAGTGACGGTAGCATCCATATAGATACCAAGATCGATGACAGCGGACTCAAGAACGCACTCAAGGAAGTAGAATCATCGTTAAAGGATGCGGCGAGGTACTTTGACACTCTTGGCGATGCTGGTAAGGCCGCATTTAAGGCACTATCTTCGCAGCTGTCGGCAGTTGATGCATCGGCGTCGATAACTGGTGATAAGATCGGCGCACTCTCGAAGAAAAAGGAAATACTCAACACGGAAATACAGCGGCTTATATCTTCTGGATTGAAACCAGAAGATTTACAAGTACGTGCGTTGCAGAACGTCTATAATAATCTCACGTTGGCCCAGACAGCGAATGCCGCTTCCCATGTCAAGGTGAAAAAGACCGCGATGGATCTGTTCGCATCGATGCGCGACGTGATGCAAGGCCCGATTCAAGCCGGAAAGATGGTCATAGATGTTTTCAAAAAGATCGGCCAGGTTGCGGATCAGCTTGAAAATGCTTGGGCCGCGCAGGAAGAGGCTGTCGCGCTCCTCAATGCGACGTTGAAGTCAACCGGTGCCGATGCGTGGACATCATCGAAAGCCCTTCAGGACATGGCGTCGAGTCTTCAGAAAGTAACCAAATTCGGCGACGAGTCGATAACATCAATGCAAACCGTTCTCCTCGGATTCAGGAACATAACCGGTGAGAACTTTCAAAAGGCGACCGTTGAAATCCTGAACATGGCTACGGTCATGAAGATGGATTTGACGAGCGCGGCGCAAGCGGTAGGCAAAGCCCTCGACAATCCCGCGCAAGGTATGGACTCACTTTCGCGTCAAGGGTTCAAGTTTACGCAACAAGAAAAAGAGATGATGAAGGCCATGCAAGATGCGGGTGATCTTGCGGGCGCGCAGAAAATCATCCTTGACGAGTTGGCGAAGACTTACGGCGGCGCGGCGGAGGCGGCGGGAGCCACGGGGTCGGCGCTGAAGACCAAGATGGCAAATGCCCTCAGTGATCTGAACGAGGAGATGGGAAGGGCTATATCGTCAAGCGGGGTGGTTACTGGATACCGAAATGCGGTAATGTCGATTGCTCAGAACTGGGCGGCCGCGCTCAAGGCATCAAACGATTACAAGGATTGGCTTGCATCACAAGGAAGCGGTACGCCAGTGACTTTGCAAGCTACCGACCAACTCGCGATGTTGGAGCGGCAGCTTGCAGAAGTACGCGGAAAGAGGTCTTCTCTCGCGCTTGCAATGTCTGGCGGGTGGGGAGCAGGACCGGAAACAGAAGAAGAGAGGGCAATACAGGCGTCTATCGATGCGGTGAAAGCTCAGATCGCTCAAGAAACATTACTCGCAAATGCGCGAACGCTCAGGAAAGACGCAGAAAAGGCAATGGAAAAATCTAAGTCCGACGCGGCGGCGAAAGCCCTTGCGGATGCAAAGGCAGAGGAAGAATATGCCGCGAGGTCCACAGAACTTGCGAAAGATCGCGCAAAGATAATGGAAACCTATCACAAGGAACTTGCGTCGATAGAATATCTTTTCGAGAAAGGGATAATAACTGAGGAGCAGCGGGCGGAACGGTCGTCTGCGGCGAACTCGTCTGCTATAGAGTCGTTCGCAGAACTCAAGGCGGTATATGGTGCGATGTTCGGGGAAGAGAACGCCAGAATGTGGTTTCAGCCTCTCATAGACCGCGCAGAGGAATTGAATGCGGTGTTGTCTGACTTTGCAGAAAAACACGCTGCGGTGTCTGCCACTGTATCAGCCTATACAAAAGATTCAGCCGAGAATCAAGCCGAATGGAACGAGAACATGGTAGGGTCAATCGAGTACATGGACGCGATGGCAGAATCGTTCGGAAAGGAAGCTCCAAAGATCGAAGATGCCACG